TCTTCAATTCCTTTTTGTTTTTCCGCTTCAAGAGTTCTTGTTCGATCATCGTCTTTGGCGATATCCTCGATACTCATCACATCGTTAAAGTCATTGATAACCGCATCAATAGCTGTATCATCGGCATCATCAGCCGGCTTTTTAGCAAGTTTATCCGCAATTGCGTCTAACCTTTTTTGTGACAGATTAGCCTTAGGGAATAATGCCTTAAGTCTTGCAATCACTTTTAATTTATCTACTGCCATGTTGAAATAATTTGTTATACATTTTTTACTCAACAAATGTAAATAAAAAATCCTTATTTAGAATCATTCTAAATAAGGATTTTGTTTTATAATATTTTAAAGTTTTTATTCTACTATTTCTGCTGGACCAGAAGCTTTTGCTTCGTCTTGTATAATTTTTAATTCTTCATCTGGATTCTCAACCATATCAATTAACTTAATTGCAGATATTGTTGACAGCAATCCAGATTTTTTAAGTGAAGTAATGATTTCTGTAGCGCTTTTAACATCATCTGGAATGATCGAATTGAAATTTATATCATAATATAAAATTTCAGCAAACTTGGCGAGATTTTGATTGGTTGTTTTAACAACTCCAGAAGTAATAATATTCAAGATTCTTTCAATCATAGTTCGATTATCACCTTCATTCATTGTCGCTTTTATAACAGCATCTAAGAACATAAGTTTTAAAGCAACTCCGGAAACATCTCCCATTCCTTTTAAGTTGTTAAATGATAAATCAGGAGTTTGAGAAATTGAATAAATCAAATCTTTTACATTATCAAATTCTAACTTGGCCCTTTCAGCTGAATTCTCGGCTGTTAAGAATTCGGCTTTACCATGATGTTCTTTTCCTTCATCATCAATTTTAATCTTAAATTCTAATATTTTGCCGTTATCATCCCTATCAGGAAAAGAACTAACTTCACCGAATATCTGAAGTAAAGGATAAGCTGTATAATCGTTTGAGCCTCCTAATTTTGAAAGAGTTGTTTCATATCTATCTATAAGTTCACGTACAATAAACCATTCTGGTTCATCCTGATTAACATAAACAATTGGTATTCTATCAAATCCGTGAGGAATAGATTTATCCATATATGTTAATTTACCACTTTCATCATTCAGATAATGATAATTCAAGTTGTCCCATATCTCGACATGATTAAGTTCCTTCCCTGCTGCATTCTTTGCTTTATATTCCCACATGAAAGCAACCATATTATCACCTGAAAAAAAAGGAGTCATTACACCTTTAGTATTATCAAGTAATTTTGATTTTATTTCCTTTGCTTGCGATTTTAATTTTAGAAAATTTAATATTTTTCCAAATAGAGAATTTTCTTTTATATCAACAATATAAAACTGAATTGCACCTTGCGTTTCTGCTTTCTTCAAGTATATTAATTTCTGCAGTAAAGCATCAATTCTATTTGTTTTCCAAATCATTTTTATTAATTCAGACAAATCGTTTCTTTCCGATGGAATTAATGTTACAGGCTTTCCTACTTCGAAAGCTGTAGCTGTTGAAACAATTTTCTTTTGATAATCAATAGGAATACGAACAGCTTTCACTGATTTTGATTTTTCACCAGTGCCGACAATCTTATCTTTTTGAATATTCCCTACTTGTGTATCTCTAATACTTCTATCATGTTCTTTATATTCCTTCTGATAGCTTAATATTTTAGCAGCATCTTTGGATTGCTCTTTAATTTTAGCAATGACCTTATCTGGCTCTGTTTTTAATTGTAATAAGAACTCTACTTCCATGATTAATAATTTATATTGTTAATTGCTTCTCGGCTTGATTCCAATGTTATTGTTGGGGAATTATGAGCAATATGCCCATATCTTGCAGCATCCCATATATGATTGAATTTATCTAAAGGTTGATTTATTGCAATACCTGCTATTTCACGCATTTTATAATTTTGTTGTTCTTTAAGTGCATGTTTGTACAAATGATTCTTAACAATGTGAACCTTTTTTTTCTTCATTGAAACAAGCCAAAACATCACAGATTTAGTTTTCTTAATCTTATATGCGTTTGTCCACTTTAGCTTTTTAAGGCCTTTTACCATTTCAACTGTTCCTTTGTTTTCCCCAGTATACTTATCAGCAGAATCACACGGAATAATATCTTTCGATTTATCAATTCCTAAACTGTCTAACAACATGGATAAAGCTTCCGGTGTTTCTATTGGTTCATAGCTTAATGGCTCAATCCAAATATTAAACTCATCTTCTGCATATTTTACAAGAGTATTTGGATCGGTTGTAAATCCAAAGTCATTTGGGTAGATCGGTGCTTTATCTTCTGGAAATTTATCAATCCATGTAACAAAAGGAAAAATAAGCCCTTTCATTGCTCCTCTTAATCCTAATCCGTATATTCTCCAATAACTTTCGTCAGCGGTACCGTTTCTAATATTATCCGGATGTGGAGGAGGTTGATTTGTTGGTGATAGTGGCTCAACCTTACCTGTTTCTTTACTGAAACAATGAATCACACCATCTTTTACAATGTATGATCCAGGCTTCCAAGGCTCAGTTATTATTATTTCGTTTCTTTCCTGAGCAGAAATAAACTTATTGTCTTTAAATGTAGTTCGTAAGAATGCTACATCTTCACGATGCAATACATTATCAAAGAACCAATGCTCAGTGAATGAAGGGTTGTAGTCGGCCCACCAGAATTTGCGGCATCGCATTTTAACCTGATCGAAAACTGATTTCTTTATGAACATAACCTCATTAAAGAAAGCGTAATCACAACCTCCACCGTGTTTACCATCACCAATGAAATATATCTTACTATTTCCAATCTTAAAGCTTTTTATCTCATCATTATCTTTGAACTTATTCGGCAAGCCATAATCATCTAATCGGCGCTTAAAATCATCGTACAATGTTGTTTTGAACTCATTGTATGTTTCACGGTAAATATTGATCGTACAGCCGTTAGGCTCATAAAAAAGACATAACCAAATTATAATATCAATACCGGACCATGTTTTACCAGAACGCGACGAACCTTCAAGGCCAGCGCCACGATAACCGGAAACTAATTCAGGTTTACCATCAACAATATCATATTTCTGGTCTTGAATAGCATTGAAAAGAAGTGCGTAGTTGGGATTTGTTTCTTCATCAATCTTTGTAAGCCGTTCCCGAGACATATCAATGTCACGAGCTTTCAGAAGTTCTTCCAGTTCTAATATTTCTGAATCGGTTAATGGCATTTATAGAGTTGATGTTTACTGTATTACTTGAACGTGTCCTTTTGAAATAAGGTCGATAATTTTCAATTCAACAAAGTCTCTTTGAGATCTTGATAGTTTGCTTTTCTTCTCCTGGATTAATCTGAATTCATTGATTAAGGCTTCATAATCATTCACAACTCTTTTTATAGTTGCTTCCCTATTTATTTTTTTTAGCTTTTTATCTTTGAAATAAGCTTTTATTCTGTTTATTATTGATTTCATACTACCCTACTTTTTTACGAGACCTCAACATTTCATTAATCTTTTCAATTCCCAGAGCAGTTGCATCAACAGCTTTAGAAACTATATCTCTTATTTCTACATAGGAACATATAATAATGTCACTATTTTCGGCTGCGTCAAGAACAGCATATCCAATTAATGACGGATCTACAGTTTCTTTTCCTTCTACGAATACACGACCATTTACAATTTCTACACTCATGATTTTGCTGTTTTAAAGTATTACAAATCTAAACATATTATGTTACAAAATAATAAATTTTATTGTTTTGCTTTTTCTAACAAAGCAGCAATTCGAGCTTCTCTTTCTGCTGGAGTGGCCGACTCTAATATTTTATTCTTTTGCTCATTATCTTTTTCGTAGAATCCAATGTGCTTATTGATCTTTTCGATGGTCCACTCTTTACCATAAAGTTTTATTTCAATACCGTATTTGGTTTGTTTAATTCCTTCAATGCAACTCTTTTGATCTTCCGTAAGCTTATCAAACGACTTGATACGTAGTTCAGTCCTCTTTTCGATAGTTGTAACAACTGCCTTATTCTTTCCGATTCCGGTAGTGATTGTTACTGGAACATCATATTCGTAGTACTCAACATACTCGTCGATACGTGCCCGGCGATAGATATCTAGTTGACGAAGCATTACTTCTGATGTGATCTTGAAATCCTTTTCCGCAATATCAGAGACAACAGACTGCAATTCATTTATCCTTGATGCTACCTTGACGTTTTTAGATAGCGTGGAAGCAAGTTCATTGATCGACTTGTCTTTCAATCTAGTACAATTGTAGGCATGACGATATGCGGCCGACTTGTCGCCGGTCTTAATAAACTCTTGACAAAAGGCCTCTTGCTTTAATGTTAGATTATTGGTTTTCATAAGCGAATCATTGAATTACAAAAGTAACAAATAATGCTATTTTATAATAAAATATGTTAAAGTTTACATAAACGCTTTTACGCTACCAAAAAGTAACGTATATTTGTAGGGTAGAAATGTAATTATTATTAACAATTAAAATTTAAAAAGATGATCGAAACAAGATTGTATTTAAAAGCTTTAAAGATTGTAAACGCTTATCATGAGCAAATTAGAAAAGAAGCGTTAGAGGTTGGACACATTCAACAAATTAAAATAGGCAAGGCCTACCAAAATTTAGAAAACGTTCAACCATATGATTCCGTAGAATGTACAACAGTTCACTCCAGTTCTCGAAAGCATTTGACCAAAGGAAAGGAATACGAGGTTACAAGAGTTGAATATTCAAGATTTGAAATTGTAACTGATTCCGGGAAAAAGAAATGGTACAACAACACAAATCAACACTTCAAGTTACTTTAATTAATCAGAGGGGCCGAGAGGCTCCTCTTAAAAACCTACAAATCATGTTAAAATTAATTATCATCTGGTGGAAAGCTGTAATTCTAAATTACCCTTATTGGAGAGTTGAGAACAAAGAACAGGAATGGGTTGGAGATTTTACCTTTAAAAAAGCAGCTAAGAAATTAGCTAAGGAATCCGGCGGAAGAGCATTCATTGATTACAATTTCCTTATTGTAAGGGATAAGGATTCTAAATAAATTATTAATAACCCGTCTTTTTAGGCGGGTTTAAAACAAAGTACTATGAAAATTTTTACAATAGAACAACAAGAATACACTGGTTATGATGTCTATCTAGGACATGTTATAATAGCTGGTGAAAAAACAGAAGTTATAAAATGTGCTCAAATGATTGCTGCAGATGAGGGAGAAGAATGTTGGTTAGAAGCTGATATTAAAGAAATTGGAGAATATTCAGGAGAGTCAAAAGAGCCATTGATTGTACTATCAAATTTCAGAGCCGGATAATCTAAACAAAAAAACCTCTCATTGCGAGAGGTTTTAACATTTTGTAGAAATGTAAACTTAATATTAAAATTAAATTTGTAACAAATATAACGATTCTTACTATGGAACCAATTGATAAAATAAACAAAGTACTTGAGGATTTTGGTATCACTGGAGTTAAAGCGGCCGAAGCTATGAGTGTAACCTATGGAACATTTAAAAACAAAAGAAATCCTAATAACACTCAACATACATTTAATGAAAAGAATTACCAGGATCTTATTTCCTTCATAAAAAAGCAAGTCGAAAGTTTGTTATAATTTAGAACAGCCTATACAAATGACCATGTTCTATTCTGTATTAATTTTGCTTTAAATTTTTAGAGCGATGAACAGTACAGAAAAAAATGCAATTGAGAAGCACTTACTTAAGGCTTCCGGGTTAGGTGAAAAAAGTGTCGGATATAAAGCAATTCAGCGTTTGTTTAGATTAGGCGAATTAGACTTTATGATGAACAATAGAGCACTTGTTCTTGACATTAGAAGAGGATGCATGACATTAGGCTTAGATTGCGAAATGCGTTGGAATAAAATAGTGCTTGATGATTTTGCGCTTAAAAATTACTACGAAAATGTAATGGGGTTGAAAGCTGAATCAGTTGAAGAAAAAAGCTATTATGAGCGCCGTAAAGAGACATAAAAAAAGCTGTTTTATAGAAAACAGCTTTTTATTCTTATTAAAGTACATATCCGTCAATGTATTCATCTGGATAAATAATCTTGTAGCCTTTTAATTGCATAGAATCTTTACGATAAAAACATATTTGAATAGGTGGTTTATAATCCATATAGTGCTCTGTCTTGCCTTGTTTGGGTAACTCAAACAATAACCTTTTTATATATTGTGGATTTTTCTCAGGACTAATAGATGTAAAACCTACAGCTCTTGTAGCATCAAAATGAAATACTTTAGCATCATCCTTTAAAAATTGTAAAATCCTAGGGACCGTTGTTTTCCCATTCTTCAAGCCTCTTCTACTTATTTCATCTACTGCATCACTAAAAATAGTCATATGACCTGTATCTCCTACTAAATCAAAACAATTGGTATCTGTTTTTACGCAACTTGATTCACATATAAAGTAGCTTCCTTTACAGTGTGAATTTCCCCACCAATGAGCACTATTTAAAAATGCTTCCCAAAAATAATATCCTTCACCTAACCAAGCATTTGTCCACTTGCAAATAAAAGGGCCGTTATCCTCTACATGATTTGCATTATCTAAATTTTGGAGGGTTTGATAAACCTTTAAATTTTTACTCACAATTATTAGATTACTGTATTACTGTATTCTCTTTTAACGGCTGTTCTAAATCACTAAGATTTAAAGTAGGTAAGACAACAGGAACTAAATTTGCTTGCAAAGTTACCATACTAACAAATGCTCTTAAATAGGGGAACAATATCGCAATTGCATTTCTATAGAAAAAACTTGGTATTTCATCAAGTGAAGATACATTTTCGAAATTAAATAGTCCAATACATTCAATTAAAACGTATGGCTTTTCTGGGCCACTTTCTTTAAAAAAGGCTTTAAAAGTGAACTTCAAATCATATTGTGATTTATCTTTTAAGAATACCCCACTTGGATCAAACTGAACACTCATTTTATCATCTAACTTATTGTCAAGATCGATATTAACCTTTGTAAATAGATACTTGTCTAACTGAAATGCTGCTTTTTGGGTCATAGTATTGTTTTTTAAAAAAAGGAAACCCGAAGGTCAAACTTCGGGTTAGGTATAATGTTAGTAATTTGAACTTGATTAGCAATATCTGCATCGTGGTAATCCACTGCATAATACTTTCGAGAAGTCTCTATAAACTCGTCAACAGATGGGCCAACATCATCATACTTTTCACTTTTAGCCCAATCGCTTGCGATTTTTTCCTGAGGAGTTTCTTCAAAGTATTTTCTTAAATCCTCTAAAAGCGTACTCATAATAATAAAAATATTTAGTTAATAATTAACTTGTTTCTTGAATGTAACTTTGAGCAAATTTATACAAATGAAATTTACATCAAACATTCAAATGTTATATTTTAGGCTATTGTATCAATTTATACTAATTCTAAATAACATTCCGTGTTAAGGAGTGCAAAGATACATATATCTTTTGTACTGTACAAATAGTAAATATTAAAATAAAACGATTTTGTAAACACTCTTTACAAAAGTAAATTTACAACTATTTTATTTGTTTTTAGCAAGATTAGGACTAATTTAACTACCTTTTAATTAACATTCATGCAGAATAAATGAAAGAAAATACTGTTTTTAATTTTAAAAAAAAATTAACATGAAAATCTATTACGATTTAGCTAGTAATTAAAATAATTCAAGTTGAGTTGTGTTTTCAACTTCAAACACTTCAAATTTATCAGGATCAGCATTATAATATTTATTCATATAATTTACAGCATCAGCTGATAGTTTCTTGAAGTCCGGCAGGTACGTTTTAAACCTCACAACTGGTATGCCGTTTTCGTCATAAACAATACTTGATTTACGGCTGTAGTTTTTGGTAGGATCTAATAGATAATTCATGATGCTTCTGAAAAGTTAATTTGTTTTTCTGTATTACTCCTTTTTATAAGATCATTTGTTCCGCAATATCCATTACAATCAACCAAAGGCTCAACCTCACAGTCTGGCATTTCAAAAATTGATTTATTGTCTGGATAATTTGGGTGTTTTACTAAAAAAACAAGATTTGATTTAGGATTTTTTTTAGCCTTTTTATCAGCTTCTTTACTTTGATCTTTAAGCATGGTTACAGGCTCGCCTGCTAAATTTGTTAGCCAATGTTCAATTACTGCCATTCTCAAAAATTTAAATTTAAAGTCTCGAAACATTTTCTGCCAATAACCGATACCTCCCTGAACACATCCAGTCCCAAAACAGTTATTATTAAGAAACCCCAAATAATACATCAAAGGAATTGCTATAAACTCATTTCTTAGAAATTCAATACAGTCTTTTTTTGACATGCCATAAAGCATCAAAGTAAATAATCCTTTAGCCTTTGGATGATTCTTAACCATACCTATAACTCTCTTTGATTCAGAAATATCAAAACCGAAAACTTGATGAACATAATTGTAATTATTTTCTTTTTCCCATTTTTCACGAACTATCCGTTTTAATTGAGTAGAACAAATAGCTCCAGTAGAAACGTTTAAAGAAAGAAACTTAAACCATACATCTTGAATCGTTTTGTATTCACCTCCAATTCCAGTTATTGTTTCAATTTCAATTTCATACCACCTTTGGCAATCATCTTTAAAACGATATGTATCAGAGTGTTCATTAAAAGTATCTATAAAAATTATTCTGATTCGTTCTTTTCCAAATATCTGTATTGCTAAATAAATAGCTACTGCAGATGTAACCCCTCCGCTCCACCAACAAATGATATCTTTCATAATTAATAATTCTTAGTTCCACATTCTAAACATTCATCTAAGCCATCGCTTCTTTCTATATTTTTGTGTTGGCAAGGTTCAAAACTGTATTCCCAAAAAGAAAGCTTTCCTTTTACGTTAAGAATCGGTTTTTCATAAAGGACAGGATTAGCAAGCACCCAGTTCCAAATTGGTTTTCCTTGATACAAAGGTTCGTTTTCAATGGTTTTTCCAATGACCTCTGTTTTTTCTGCCCAAATGCTTGAATGATTTATTACACAGTCGATGATTTCTACTTCTCCAATGATTGCAGACACTACTCTCATTTCTTTTGGATATCCGGCGCCTGAATAATTAATATCATTTTTATGTAAACTTTTCATTTGTTCACTTGTAAATTCAACATCTGTAATTTTTGCCGAAGCATGAACATGCACCTTACCTCTAAATTTAGTTCTCCAGGATCTATTTTCAATATCTTTTATTCCGGCCACAATTAAATAACCCCACGGTTGTTTTATTGATACTGTTTTCATATAATTTACTTATCAGTTAAAATTTCATATACATAACGAATTACTAGAGCTGCTATAACTATCCCTAAACAGAACTGTTCCGGACTTGCATTTGTAAAATAGTCTATTACTTTCATAATTTCTCAATATTTTGTTTATCAAAGTCCAGCATTCGTTGTTGAACGCGCCAGACTTCGAATCGTTTAATTAATCGTGTTTTAATACTCCAATGCTTAGCGCATAGGAAATAGCTTTTTAAAACATTGTGCCATTGCTGACCGATTTTAAATCGGTGAACATAATAAACCGGCGCTATACCGTAATCGCGAATTTTGGTGTGACGTTTACAGCCTTTAGCCTGGCAAATGAGTTTAACGGTATCGTATGGCACCAAGTCAAGTTCTGATTTTGACATTTTAAGTAGAATGTCAATTGCCTCTTCCTCTTCTGTCATGGTAAAGTATTTACATCAATTGCAAGTCCACAAGAAATCAAATCGTGAATGTCAAAATGCCACTCGTAAAGCTTTTCTATAAGACCAAAAGGAAGAAAGTACAACTTATGAAATGAGTGATCTTTTATAAAATCGTTCAGATATTCTTCAGTGTCAGTATCAGTAAAATAATCTGCATCGTTGATTTGACAATCAGGAAGTGATTCTGAGTATTCTCCAAAATATTCAATAGGCACAAACTTTTTACCACCTACCTCTATTTCTTTTATAAGATCAGATAAAGGGCGTAAAATTGGCTTTATGCTATTTAATTCAGGTTTGGAGCCTCCGGAAGTTAAAGCAGACCAATATAAATTTCTTGAATCCCATTGATGCACACCTACAATTGTATCGTACTGTTTATTTACGTAATCACGTTTATAGTCTAACATTTCAGCTTTCAACCCATAAGGCAGATAACCTACTATATGATTTATTTCTAGTTTCCTCATAACACTAAACAATTAGAAATGTTAGTATTGCACCAATAAAAAATCCCATGGCAAACCACAGGATTCTGATTACTCTGACATCATATATGTCATATAATTCCTTTTTCATTCTTTAAATTTTTAGTTGATTTTTTAAAAATAGATTCGAACAGTTCTCACAAAGACACTCAGTCTTGTCGTGATACTTGTCTTCAATAATTACCCGGCTCAGGCAATCTTCTGACCATCTAAACTCAATATTGCAGTTTATGCAGTTGTAGTATCTAAGAGTTGTTTCAACTGCCGGAATAGGATTTCTGAAAATAACTTTCATGCTGCTAAAGATTATTTCAATTTCAAATGATTATGAAATTCTCGCGGGCACTGGTAAACAGTAATTAGCTTATGGTCTATAAAGAAGAAAATTACCTGATTATAAAAGCGAAGGTTATTACATGTCTTATACCGGAACCATAATGTATCAGCATATCGTTTTAGGCGACCTTTGCACTCAGCATGAGTTTTACCATTTTGATAAGC